ATGCCCCGTACCGTTGAGCCACTGACCGACACGAAGATCCGCAACGCCAAGCCGCGCGAGCGGCCCTATAAGCTGTTCGACGGGGGAGGCCTCTATGTCGAGGTCATGGCCGACGGGCGGAAACTCTGGCGCTTCAAATACATCCGGCCGTCCGGCAGTGAGAGCCGCCTTGGCTTCGGGGCCTATCCTACGGTTTGACTGGCCCAGGCGCGCGCGCAGCGCGAGGCAGCACGCGCCCAAGTGGCCGCGGGCCGTGATCCGGGTGTCGTCAAGGAAGAAGGGCGCCGGGCAGCCAAGATTGCTGCTGGCCATTCATTCGAGGCGGTGGCCCGCGGTTGGTTCGAGACGCAGAAGGAAAGCTGGACCGAGAGCCACGCCGCCCGGGTGATTGCCTCCATGGAAAGGGAGGTCTTTCCGGAGATCGGGGCCATGTCGGTCGCTGACATTCGGGCGCCTGCCATCTTGGAAGTGCTGCGCAAGGTCGAGGCGCGCGGCGTGCGCGAGACGACGAAGCGGCTGCTGCAGCGGATGCGCGGCGTCTTCCACTATGGAATCATCAACGGCGTGTGCGACCGTAATCCCGCGGCCGACATCGACAGCGTCTCGGCGCTGCGTTCGGCGCCCGTCCAACACCAGACCCGAATCCCGCTCGCCGAGCTGCCGCAGCTGCTGCGCGACATTGATGCCTATCCGGGCGACCCGGTGACACGCCTGGCACTGCAGCTCATGACCCTCACGTTTGTCCGCACTAAGGAACTGATCCAGGCGCGCTGGGAAGAGTTCGACGAGGACAAGGCGGAGTGGCGCATTCCCGCCGAGCGGATGAAGATGCGTGACCCTCATGTCGTGCCGCTGTCCACCCAGGCCCTGAGAGTGCTCGGCGAGCTGCGAGAGCTCACTGGCCGGCGCGAGTTCGTCTTCTTCAGCGCGCGCGGCCGTGGTGGCCATATCAGCAATAACACGATTCTCTATGCGCTGTACCGGATGGGTTACCACTCGCGCATGACGGGGCACGGCTTTCGTGGGGTGGCATCGACTGCGCTCAATGAGCTAGGGTTCCGACCAGACGTAATCGAGCGCCAGCTCGCCCACGTCGAGAGGAACAAGGTGCGGGCGGCCTACAACCATGCCCAGTATTTCCCCGAGCGTCGGCAGATGATGCAGGCATGGGCTGATCATGTGTCGGGCATCAAACAAAGAATGGAGGCGTGACATGGATGATGTGGCTCGTAAATTCGATGTTCAGGCGGTGATTGATGGGCGGCCGGGGGACCCTGGCTATGTCAAATGGTTTGCAGATCGCGCGATCGAGCGCGCTCATGAGCTTGCGACGTTATTGGATGATTTGGCAAATCTCCGCGAGCCGTTTGACGAGGACTTCTTGTCGCGCGCGAATCTTGCCGTTGCTGAGTTGCGCGCCCTGACCTTTGGGGTGCAGCGTGCGTGGCTGGAGAAATTCAAGCTAGTCGGCTATTCCGCATGGGAGACCAGCGTTGTTGAGCAAGTCAACGGTCAAAGGGAGAGGGGAGAGCAATTTCATCGCCAAGTAAGGGGCTGGTTCGATATCAGCGAGCCCTACGCTGAACCGAGGCGCTGAAAGGGCTGCGGCCGCGTCTTGGCCGCGATGTAGAGCGGATGCTTCGGGCTGCCGTCCTGGTTCAGCCCGAGGTGGTAGAGTAACTTCCCGCGACCGCACATCCGGACGATGTGCAGGACCTCCGCCGCGCGCGCCGGCGCCGCCTTGTGGGCGCCCCAGGCGCAGATGACCATCGCGCACCGGTCGATCGCGTCCATGATGGCGCCGTCGTTCTGGTCCGCGCGCTCGCCCAGCGGGGCCGGGTGCGTCAGCAACCCGTCCGGATCGGTCGAGCGCAGCGGGAAGAGGTTGACCACTTCCAGGCGGCCGTACTTGCCGGCGATCGCGCGCTGCAGGCACCGGGTGATGGTCGGGTCGTCGACCTCGTGGTCTGCCGTCGACGGGTTGAGCATGATGAAGCCGAGCGCCGGCCGGCTGCTGTCCCACTCGCGCCAGAGGCGGTAGCGGTACTGCTCGCAGTCCGAGAGGATGGCGCCGGCCTCGCCGACGAGGGTCTGGGTGATCAGGCACTTCATGGGGCCTCCGATTTGCGAGCGAGACACGGGAAGAGGTCCGCCAATCCTTCTGGGCTGCACACCGGAGTGCGCGGGCGCCGCAGGCTTACCGGCACGCCGGCCACCATGACAGGATCCCAGTCGTCGAGAGACGGGGCGGTGCCGGGGTAACGTTCGACCTGTATGGCCGCGCGGGCCTGTCGATACTCGTCCAGCGTCAGTTCGCGCATTGGACCCTCCGAAACTCCACCACCCACACCCAGGGATTGGTCTCCCAGGTGCCGGCGCCGTTGATCTCTTCCCACAGTTGCTCGTACCGCTTCACGTGCGTGTCGCAGTGCAGGCAGTCCGTATCCGGCAGGGCACCACCGCCAGCACTGATGGCGGTGTAGAGACGAGTTCCGCCGCACCAGCGGCAGATGGAGTGGTCTGGCTCATACCGCTCGACGTCCACCTGCGCCACGCCCTCGGCCAGCGCGTCCTCCTCGCTAATGTCTTGCAGCCGCTCGACGCGCACGCCGGTGACCTCCAGCAGGATGCGCGAGGCCCAGCGCGGCATGTGAATTTATGGCCTCCAGCCTTGACGCAGGTTGTCCTCGGCGTCCATGAATTCCGGGGGAGGGCCGCCGTCGGCTGCGTACTCGCAATACTTCGGCGAGTGCGCGTCTTCCGGGCGGTTGTCCCAGTCTCCATCCCACATCGGGCCTTGCCAAGTCTCGCGCACCCACAGGCGCTCGCCAGGCCGGCCGTAGGGGCAGCCGAAGCGGGGCAGAATCTCCCCAATCAGGTAGTCCCGGGGCCCGCTGAATGACCGACCGCCGTACTGCACCACGCAGTCGTCACCGTCGCGCAATTCCGGCTGCGGCTTCACGATGCGCCGCGTCTGCGTCTTCCGGCCGTCGAGGATGGCGCGCACCATGGCGCCGGAGAACAGAATGGGGCGTTCCTTCGTCATGCTAGGATGCCTTCCAAAAAAGGGGGGCTTTCAAAATGATTGCGCGTTGGCGTAGCGCTGTCCTTGTTGCGATGGGCTTTGGCTTGGGCATGGTATTGACAGCGTTCACGATTTTTCCGCCCAAGAGTGCATCGGACTGGGCTGCTTGGATTCAGGCAGTAGGTTCGATTGGCGCAATCGTTGGCGCATACACAATTGGCCAACGGCAGGCGCGCGCCTCCCTCGATCAGGCAATTCACTTGCGTGACATGGAGATCAAAGCAAAAGGACAGGCCATGACTGCCGTGGTTGAAGCGGCCACTAAGCACGCTGCCTCGATCCGGGGATTGGCCGAGCGTATGCCCTTCGTGCCGTTCTACGGATACTGGCGACTTCTTGGAAAGGAAGAGACGGAGGCGGTGATTCGGTCTATCGAAGCGCTTCCGCTTCATGAACTTGCTAGTGCCGATAAGGTGATTGCCGTAACTGGCATAAGAAGCTCTCTCGCGCGCGTACGTAGCGAATGCGCAAAGCTTGACGAGATGGAAAACAGCCCACTCCTCCAGCTTGGATACCAGAAGCTTGCGGAGAGCCTTGCTGCGGAAGGGAAGTTTGTGGAATTCCATATGAACAAGTACAGGGGCGAGGTTCCTCCGGCTCACAGCGCATCTTCCGCCTAGCATCATTCTTGGGGAGTTGCTCATACGGCCTCCATTTGCTGCGTGACCGTCAGCGCAATCGCCACTGGCCGCACCCATACCGGCGTGTCCGACAGTTGGAACGTCTCGCCAGTCTCGGCCAGCAGCAGCGTGGTGCCCATCACTTCAGCGATCGCTTGAGCGGCATCCGGTGGTACCGCGTTGCCGATGCGCTCGCGCCAGGCCTGGTCGCTCTCGCCGTCCAACTTGAAGGCCTTGGGGCCAAGCAGGGCGGCGCGGTTGTGCGAGTCGAAGGTATCGATTTCCCGCTGTACCTTCGGATCAGGCGACCACATCTCCTCCGGATCGATAAGGCTTTGCAGGGCCGCCAGCTCCAGCGTGGTGAAGGGGCGGTGCCAGGTTCCATCCAGGGCACGGATGACGGCTACCAGCTTGTCGTTGGCCAGGGGCAACCGCGGGTCAGCGACCGACCATCGCCCGTTGTCATGACCGGCAGCTGCCGAAACAGCGCCGCTGTGCTGATCCCAGCCGACCACGCCGTAGTGACCGCCGGTCAGGTAGGCATCGCCGCGCTCGCGGCGCATGCCCGGGCGCGGGTCGGCCCCAGCAAATGCACCCTGGCCGGTGTCGCTGCGCGCGATGACCGTGCCGGCCGGCTCGCCGTAGCCGGTGACTCGGTACTTGCCAGCGCCTTCGAAGCCGGTCGAAGCGCGCGGATCCTGGACGCACTGCCCGGTGCCGTGTGCACTGGTAACGGCGCCAGCAGCCTGCTGCCAAGGCACGATCCGGAATTCGTTCTTCGGTGTGCCGCCATGGCGCGGATCCGCGACGCTGAACGTGCCCTGACCGGGATTGGTGCCAGCCGTGATGGCACCGGACGCTTCACCCCAGCGGAGAACCTGTTCAGGCTGCGCCAGTCGCTGCCGGCCTCGACAAAGGCCAAGCGCACCCACGTCTTCCACTGCAACGCTGGCACGCGGTGCATCGGGCCGCCGGCGGTCGCACCGGGCAGCGGCATGTGGCCCAGCACAGTACCTACGCCCTGCAGGCGTCGCACAGGTGGCTCGTACAGGAACGCCTGCACCTTCGCGGTGTGCCGTGCGACCAGGAGGAACCGCTTGCGGCTCTGCGCCAGCCCGCCGATCACACCACAGTCGTGCGTGGTCTCGTTCACCACGTAGCCGTAGTGCCTCAGGATCTGGCCAATCTGGTCGAGCAGGTGCCGGCCGCGCGTGGCCAACCGTGGCACGTTCTCGAAGACGATCAGCTCGGGCGGGTCGACGACGCCTTCTCGCCGGCCACGGCGCAGGGCGCGAACCTGTCCAGCGTAGTCAAGATCAACGGCCTGCGGCGCAATACGCCGAGCAACTCGACGGTCGACCAGATCATCGTCGGCGTGGCGGGCACCGTGATCACCAATGGCGTGACGCAAGACGCCAATGGCAACAAGTGGGCGCTGCCGACGGCGGTCACGATCCCGCCGAGCGGCACCATCACCGTGACGGCGACCTGCCAGACGGCCGGCGCGGTGCAGGCTGGGGTCGGCGCGGTCAACCAGATCGCGACGCCGACACTGGGTTGGCAGTCGGTCACCAACGCGAGTGCCGCCCAAGCCGGCGAGCCAGTCGAAACCGATTCCCAGCTGAAGGCGCGACAGGCCACGTCGACGGCGCTGCCGTCGCGGACGGTCCTGGAGGGGACGGTCGGGGCGGTGTGGGCGGTGCCAGGCGTGACCCGCATGACGCCCTATGAGAACGACACGAGCGTCGTCGATGCCAATGGCATCCCCGCCAACAAGATCTACCTGGTGGTGGAGGGCGGCGACGCCACGGCAATCGCCCAGGCCATCGCCGCCAAGAAGGGGCCTGGCTGTGGCACCTACGGTACGACGACCATCTACGTGACGGATGCCTACGGCATCGCCCACCCGATCAGCTTCTACCGGCCGACGTACGACGCCATCACCTGCGCGATCACGTTGAAGGCGCTGGCCGGCTACACGTCGACCGTCGGCGCGGCGATCCAGGCCGCGGTGGCCGCATACATCAACTCGGTGGTGATCGGCAGCGCGCCAAGTGGCTTCGTCGAATGGGATTCCGCTCTGGCGGCCGCGAAGACCGTGGCTGGCAGCAGCACGTTCCGCATCACGTCGCTGACGCTGAGCGGGCCCGGCGGCGTCGGCGCGCCGGACGTGCCGCTGGCCTTCAACCACGCCGGCCAGGCGACACCTGCGAGCGCGACGATCACGGCGACATGACATGGCACAGGCATCCGACTACACCGCGCTGATCACCACGCAGCACGCGGACAAGCCGAAGTTCATGGCCATGGTGGCCGTGGTCGCGCAGTGCTTTTCCGACCAGATCAATGTCATGCAGTCGATCCCGGCAGCGTTTGACCTGGACAACGCCGTTGGCGTGCAGCTCGACGCCGTCGGCCTGTGGGCCGGCATCAGGCGGCAGGTCCGGACGCCGCTGAACGTCTACTTCTCGCTCGACACCGTCGGCCTCGGTTTCGACCAGGGAAATTGGCAGGGGCCGTTCGATCCCAGCACCGGCCTGACGTCGCTCGACGACGGGACGTACAGGACGCTGATCCGCGCCAAGATCGCGGCGAATAGCTGGGACGGAACGGTGCCCGGCGCCGCTGGCGCCTACGCGAACCTGTTCGCTGGGTCGGCCAGCAACATCTTCATCCAGGACAACCAGGACATGACGATGACGGTGGGTGTGTCGGGGGAGATCCCGAGCGCGCTGCTGCGCGCACTGTTCTCCGGCGGCTACCTACCGCTCAAGCCGGAAGGGGTGCTTGCCAACTACGTCGTGCCATCGGTCAACAACACGCCGCTCTTCGGATTCGACGTCTCCAACCAGTACATCGCCGGCCTCGACGCCGGCTCGTGGGCGGTCCCCGCCTGATCCTTCGCACTTCGCCACAGGCCGCCTTCGCGCGGCTTTTCTCTTTTCGGAACACCCATGCCCATCCAGAACGACTTCCTGACCTTCGCTGCCGGGTCGGGTGCCAACGTGCTGACGCAAGCCCAGTATGCAGCACTGACGTCGCTGCTCGCCAATGGCTTTTCTGCCGGCGTTGCGCCGTCGGCGCAGCTCAACAAGGTCTGGCGCCAGAGCAGCATCATGACGGCGGTCCTGGCGCAGTTCATCGTTGCCAACACCGGCCAGACGGCCATCGACGATGGCACGACCGCGACGCTGCTGGCCAATCTGGCGACGGCGATCTCGGTGACCGCGCGCCAGAATCCAGTTCTGGCCGACACCGGCGCCGCGAACGCCTATGTGGTGGCCAACTTGGCCGCCTTCGGGGCCTACCCGACGGTGTCTGGTCTGACGCTGGATGTGGCGATAGCCAACACCAATACCGGCGCGTCGACGCTCAACGTCGACGGACTGGGCACGAAGCCGATTCTGGGGCTCGGTCTGCAGCCACTTCAGGGCGGCGAGCTGCCTGCGAAGGGCGTCGCATGCCTGCTGTACGTCGTCGCGTCGACCGTCAATGGTGGGAACGGCGCCTGGGTCGTGATGGAGTGCACGGGCGGCGCGCAACAGGTGGCCCAGGGGACGCAGAGTAATCACGCTGTGACCGTGGCGCAAGCGGCCGGCGTCGTTGGCCAGGCGCGCAATCTGAAGGTGAACAATGCCGTGGCCTCTGCGACGGCGGCGCTCACGGCCGACGAGATCATCGTCGAGACCGCACTCGGCGGCGCGCGCTACTGCCTGCCGAACTTCAATAAGACCATCAACCTAGCCGCCACCGGCGCCGGCGGCATGGACACTGGCACTGCGCCGGCCAATGGGTACGTGGCGCTCTACGCGATCTACAACCCCGCGACGGGAGGTAGCGCGCTGCTGGCGAGCAATGCTACGGCCGCTGCCGCCCCCAATGTCTACGGGGGTGCCAACATGCCCGCCGGATACACGGCATCGGCGCTGGTATCCGTTTGGCCGACGAACGCGGGCGGACAGTTCGCAGCCGCTGCACAGATAGATCGCAGCGTGTATTTCGCGCCGATCCAGGTGCTCAGCACGACTGCGACCGTGTCGACGCCTGCCGCGCTGAACATTGCCGCGGCAGTCCCTGCGAATGCACGTACTTGGACGGGTACTGGAACGACTTCCAATGTGACTGCTGGGGTCGGTTCATTCCTTACTGTCGCTGCCAATACCGGACAAGTTGGGCAACGTTTCATCAGTCAGACGTCGCCGGCAAACGGCGCCGGAATTAACGTGTCACTTAGCGACGTGCTCATTCAGACTCCTCAGACCACCTATTACACCAATACTGGAAGCGGTGCGATTGGCGCGGTCAACATCACGCAGTACACCTTCTGATTATGAGCACATCAAATGAGACTGCGGCCACATCTGCCGCAAATGGGGCAGCCATGCTCAACGTCCAGTTCTCCGACAGCACTCAGTTGACGATCGTGTCTTACTTCGCGTCCCCGCAAGCCGATTCGGTGTTCGCCAACCTGGGCGAGATCGATGAGAGCGACGCGCGGTGGGCCGCATTCTACGAGTCGCTGCCAGAGTTGGCGCGGTCTGGGATGCCGGTGCCGACCAAGTAGCCAGCGGATTCGAACAACACAAGCCGCCTCCGGGCGGCTTTTTCTTTGCCTGAGATATGACCTACGCTAGCCTTGCAGAAGCGGTAGACGGGTTCAAGCAGGATGCTGATCGCACACGCACGTTCAGTAACGGCGGCCCGACCGACACCTATACGACGGTGGATGGCACTCAGGTGCCGTCCGTGCAGAAGTTCCTGGCAGACAAGGATGCGGAGATCAACGTTGCGGCAAACGGCATCCTGGCGCAGGCGACCACTCAGGCTGGCATTGCCACCACGGAGGCGGGGAATGCTGCGGACAGCGCTAACAGCGCATCGACCTATGCAACAACCGCATCTACCAGCGCAACCAACGCATCGGACAGCGCCGCCGCCGCAGCAACGAGCGCCTCAAATGCAGCCGCTACGCTGGCAGGAGCGGCAAAGAGTGCGGACCTTGCGAATAACAGAGACACCGCGAAAGGGGCCGCACTGATCGGATCAGCCATACCGCAAAGCAGTAGCGGTATTACGCTGCCGTCATCTTTTGATGTGCTGATTAAGTCAGCGCCAATCAATCTGCTGCGGGCTCTCCCTGGTGGATATGTTGCTGATGGAAGTGTCGACTACTCGTCATATGTACAGCGCGTTTACGACTACCTGCGCGATTTCGGAGGTGGTGAGGTTATCGTGCCGCACAACATGTCGATTCTGGTAGGCAATCTAGTAACTTATCAGAATATCCATACTCGGGGATATGATCCGTCCGCAGTGCTGCTGGTGAAGCCCGGCTCATATGGCATCAGCCTCAACCCGGGCAGCGGCGGATCATCGGACCCGAGCACGAACGCACGAAATGTTCGCTTCAGCGGGTTCACTCTGCAGGGGCAAGTTGCTACCGCAGGGTTCTCCGAGCAAGTTCACCTTCTGAATTTGAATGCGTTCTCGTATCTCGAAATGGAAGACCTGATCATTGCCGGCTTTCAGGGTGATGGCGTCTACTGCGGCAGTTCCAATGTAGCAGCTACCGAGCGTCATAATCTCCGTTTTTCTGCTACCCGCGTGCTGTTCAACGGGGTCAACAATCAGAACCGAAATGGCATATCATTCATCGACATTGACGGCGCCCTGGTAGACGACTGCGAGTTTCAAAACTGCACGCGCTACAATATGCCTGGCGCAATCGATATGGAGCCAAACGGAGATGCATGGGGAATTATTCGAAATGTGACGATCCGAAAGAGAAAATTCCTCAATAATGGGGGAAATGTAGGAGAGGTTAGTGTTCTGGTGCCCGCAACTGTAACGAGTGCACCAAAGAATGTAACGATGGAGGACTGCACCTCGTACAATTATGTGGGTACAGGGTCTGTCTTTTCATTCGTAGCTAATAGGCAGCCTACATCCACAAGCGAGGATGCAAGCTTTTCCGTGATTCGTGTCACGGGGAAGACCGGGTATCAGCCATACTCGATTATGGGCGCAAAGCGTGGGCGGATACAGGGCTGCGATTTCACTGACTATACGCAGTCGGCGATCATGGGTTACACAACGGCAGTGCAGGGGGTTCGTGATATTGAGTCGGAATGTAATAGGCTAACCAGGGTTGGTTCTGTGCAAGGAACAGGTTTGCGTGTTGGTTATGCCGACTATTTTCGTTCGACACGGGACAAGCTGATCGACTGCGGGACTGGAACTGCCGGCTTGTCGAACGGTATCGACTTTATCAGTGGGTTATCTTCCTATGTATCATTTGATGGGCTGGAGGTCTCGGCGCCCACTGGGAAAACCCTTGTGGCAATTCAGAAGGAGGCGGCCCACGCGTTCAGCGCGAACACCAACCGGCTGATGGCGGCAAATCTGAACTCTCTGGCGAGCAACTTCCAGGCGGAAGAGTCGGACCTGTACGTCAGCGCCTATCTGCCTGTGGTGGTTGGCGCAAGCACGGCTGGGGCTGGCACCTATACCGTGCAGAACGGGCGCTACTACCGCATCAGCAAGCGAGTTTTCTTTAAGGTGAGGCTCTCTGTAGCGGCGGGACACACTGGGACTGGGCTGATCCAGGTTAGCCTACCGTTGCCGGCTGCAGCGGTTGGTGGTGACAACATCGTTACTCTCGGAGCAACCACGGTGAATGGCCTATCGGTCAGCGGCGGCTGTACAGCAAGACTCAACTCCGCGGCCACTGCCAACGGAGTCCAGGGCGCCGCGCGCATCTACTATGGGGCGACGGGGAGCTATGCGCAAGCTACGATCCCTGCGACAGCCTTTGAGGTCGAGTTCTCCGGGGAGTACACGACAACCTAAGACGGGCGTAAGGCAAGTGTCCAGGCACCCCGCCTTGTTGGGGAAGGGGGGCGATTCATCCTCGTGATAGAATGCCGAATTTGGTGTATGTGTCAGATTTGGCAATTTGTCAAGTCGCGCAGCAACAGACGTCTATGCGAGGGTGAATTGCTATTTTTATGCGTGCTGATAAATATAGCTGGAATTGCTATTAGCTTCTCTCCAAAGATGGGGCCGGGAAACCCATTTCAGGTTTTCTTCCCTATTTGGTTGGTTATATGTACTGGTCTTCTGACGCTCGGATCGTTCTTCTACCCGACGTCCGTTGAGTATGATTTGATGGTGCTTGCATACTGTATCGTGTACTTTGCGGTTGCTGTTTGCATGTGGGTAACTCCAGATTCTATGAGGATGCGTGGAATTAGGACCATGCACGTCATGGAGTACAGAAAGAAGCCGCTTATGTTAGCGCAAATTGCTTGTGTATTGATTATTCCATTGGTCTACAAGCAGGCTAATTCTCTCGCGGATGGTAATATTTTCTCGGTAACTGGTTACGTTGCCCTAAGGCGCGCAATGACCGAGGATATGACAGGCTATGGTGCGCTATCGTATTTTTTGCCGATTTCATATGTTTTGACGGCTATAAATACATCAAGGTTTCTTAGCGGTCAGATAGGATTTCTGCATTTTGCTGTCTCGGTTGGTGTCTCGTGTTCTTTCGCTTATCTTTCTACTGGAAGAACATTCTTTTTGATGCTGGCCTGCATGGTCATGTTCCCGCTCATTGTGACGAAGCAGATTAGGCTAAAAGGCTTCATAATTTTCAGCATTATTGTTGCATGCGCATTCGCTCTTGTTGCAACGATGACGGCGAAAGGGGTTAGCGCTGAGGCTAGTAGTTCTGATAACCTCACTTCTGCGCTAAGAGAATTGAGAATATATATATTCTCCCCGGCCGTGGCCATGAGTTATCTTATCGAAACACTAAGGCAGCACACGTTCGGCGACTATACATTTCGTTTTATTTTTGCCGCAATGAATAAGGTCGGCTTCGATCTAAAAGTGCATCCATTAATTCGGGATTTTGTTTCTATTCCAGAGCCAACAAACGTCTTTACCGTGATGGACCCATATTATCGTGATTTTTCAGGTTATGGGGTTATGGTGTTTGCGGTTGTGTCCTCTGTTCTTCATGCCTATCTATATATTAAGATGCGTAAGAAGAGCGGGGCATATGTGTACATATATTCTGCGTTTATGTTTGCCCTGGTTATGCAGTTCTTCCAGGATATGTACATGTCTCTTCTTTCGACGTGGCTGCAGATAACGTTCTGGTATTGGTTCTTCGTAAAAAGGGGATTCGTTGCGTACTATGTCCCAAATACGAGGAGAAGAAAGAGGTTCGTGTTCCGCAGAAGAACGATCGTCGCCCATAGGTAATCATGAGTGATCGTAGGCGAAGTTTCATTGCCGGCGCAGCGTCAAGCGCAAGCGCTTTGTTCGCTGCACTAATCTCTGGCAGGGTGGCTGGACAGACCTCTGCCCCGGCGCAGGAAAGTAGCGGCGAGATAGTTAGCGCAAAAAAACTTGGCGCAAAGGTCGATGGCGTTTCCGATGATTCCGATGCCATCCAGCGTGCGCGCAGAGCTGTGGCAGCCGCTGGTGGCGCCGTTACATATGGCGGGAAAGCGCGTGCGAGCGGGAAATGGGAAAATTTGACGCCCCTTGGTCAGGAATGGATCAAGGGGCTACCGTCTGCCTACGCGACAGATATGGTGCCCAACCATCCTGTTGTAGGTGGAAAGCTGTTCAATGGGACCCTGCAGGGCGGTGCAGGATATGCGGCATACTTGACTCGTTACGACGCCTTCACAAAAGCTGGGGTGGATGTCGGAAGTACTGTGGCTGGCATCTTTACGATGCAATCGTCGTCGACTAATTCATCCGGCAAGAATTTCAACAATACCAATCAGGTAGCGCTCGTCGCGAATGCCTCCGCAATGGACGAGGGATCGTCGGCGTCTGTAGAGGCGATCAATGCTATAGCCGCAACGGCATATACTGGCCCATTGGCACAAATTGTGGCTGGTGTCGAGGCAGATCTTGTGCTGTCCGGTCGCGGCGCCGGTTGGTACGGTGAGGCTGGCAAGAACTATGGGATCGGCTTCTCGGCTGTCATTAGCGGAGTTAGCGCTGGGGATGGTACCGTCGCCTTCACTTGCGACTCGTCGCATCAACAAAATACATGGCTGCACGGCGCTGTTTTATCCGGCACAAGTAAAACCGGCCTTACGGTAGCTAGGCGGCAGACTATGAGGCCAGAGACTGCCGTATGGATCTCCGCGGCAAAGTCTTTCGGGCTATACGTGGGCAGCAAACCAAAGCATCCACTAAACCCAGGTCGTGGTGCAGACTTTTCCTATCGCCCAGAGGTGGGAGTTTGTCTTGGGCAGGAGGGGCAGAGAAATTCTCCTAGCCATAGAATCCGTTTTGTCTCGACGGACAAGATGGGGGCTGAGGTAGCAGTGGACGTCTATGCGAATGCAGCTGGCGCTATTGTGATAAGTTTCAATGGGGTTGAGAAAGTCAAAATAGACCCTTCAAGTGGCGCGATTCTAGTGCAGGATCGCCAAGTCCTCGGGGCGCGCGATACGGGCTGGGGTCAAAATTCTGGGGCAACATCAAAATCTGGATTCAACACTGAGACTGTCACTCTTCAGCAACTTGCGCAGAATGTCGCTGCATTGCAGCAGGCGCTGAAAGGTCACGGACTGATTGGATCCTGAGTTGCTACTGCCAAGTCGGTAAGGCGCCCTAATTAGGTTGCAAAGAGTAAAGCCCGCCCGCGCGGGTTTTTTTATGCCCGCCTCGCGCGGGCTTTTTCATTTCCGGGGGTCAAATGTCCGAACCAATTAGCGGCAGCGCCGCAGCGGGAGCCGCCGGCACGGCGATCGCAAAGTACTTCGGCGTTCAGTTGGGTGCCGGTGCGATCGCTGCGGCGCTCGGCTTCATGGTGCTGTGGCCGAAGACAAAGCGGGAAGGGTTCGCCCGCCTCGCGTCCTCGATCATGGCGTCGATCGTCTTCGGGCCGGCGGTTGTTGCATTCGCTCATGCTCGGATGCCCGATATGTTCAATTCCGCCCGGGCAATGGGGGCCTCCCTGGGGATGGCGCCGGAGTTCGGGATGCTCTACGCGAGTGCGCCGTTCCTGGTCATCGCCGGCCTGCCGGCCTGGTGGGTGATCGGCGCCGTCGTGCGGTGGTTCGAGAAGCGCCGGGGCAAGGACATCGCCGAGTTGATGGCTGATGCCAAGAAGGGGCTTACGCCATGATCACGCCCGCGATCATCCGCGCGGTTATGCCGGCGGCCGGCCGGCGCGCCGACATCTACGGTCTGCTGTTGGCCGACGCAGCGGCGCGGTTCGACATCGGCACGCCGGTGCGCGCGGCCGCATACCTGGCCCAGGTCGCGCACGAGTCCGGCCAGCTCGCGTACACGCGCGAGGTCTGGGGCCCGCGCCAGCGCAGTTGCGGTACGAGGGCAGGGCGGATCTTGGGAATACCCAGGCCGGCGACGGGAAGCGGTTCATGGGGCGCGGGCTGATCCAGATCACCGGCCGCAAGAACTACCTGCTGTGCGGGTTCGACCTGCACCTGGATCTGATCGCCATGCCCGGGTTACTCGAGCAGCCGGAAGCTGCGGCGGCCTCGGCCGGCTGGTACTGGCACACGAAGAGCCTGAACCGGTTCGCGGATGCCGGCGACTTCCTGGGCCTGAGTATCGCCATCAATGGGAAGAACAAGGACACCGGTCTGCCGAATGGGTGGGCCGACCGGCAGGAATTCTGGGCGCGCGCCAAGGCGGCGCTCGGCGCCTGACCTGCGCCACCTGCAGGTTTTCGCCGGACCTGCACCACCTGCACCCCAGGGCCCCGCCGCGCGCGGGGCTTTGCATTTCTGGAGGGCCTATGCCGATAGTCCAACACCTCATCGACGCCGCGAAGGGCAAGCACCCCATCTCAGCCGCGCGCTCTGGCCACTGGCCGGCGGTGCGCGAGCAGCACCTGAAGGCGCAGCCGGCCTGCGCGGTGTGCGGCGGAAAGACGAAGCTGCAGGTGCATCACATCCGGCCGTTCCACCTGCATCCGGATCTGGAGCTCGACCCGAGCAACCTGATCACGCTCTGCGAGTCGGGGGAGGGCGGCGTCTCCTGCCACCTGCACTTCGGCCACCTCGGGAACTTCCGCAGCTTCAACGTGGACGTGGTGACCGACTCGGCCGAGTGGCGCGACAAGATCCAGCATCGCCCGCGGCCATGATCCGGGCCGCCGCGCTCGCCGTCCTGCTGCTGCCCGGCTGCGCGGTAGTCGAGCACGTCCAAGTCGTGCCGCTGGTCGACCAGAGCCTGCACGTCAGCTGCTGCCGCGCCTTCGTCGAGATCCCGCCCTCCACCCAGATCACTGCCACCTTCGACCGCGCCGGCCGCCTCATGGTCGGCGCCAGCTGGAATTTCTGAGCAGTCCCATCCCGCCGCGTCCGCGGCATTCATCCGTAAGAGGAACGTCACATGAAGAAGCTGATGCTGCTGTGCGCGGCAGGTATCGTCGCGCTCGTCTCCCTGGCCGGCTGCTCCGGCGTGCCCCAGGCCGCCACCACCTTCCAGGCTCAGGTCGTGAAGGCCTGCGCGGTCGTGCAGCCGACCCTGCAGTCGGTCCAGGCCATGACGGTCGACGACCCGGCCAAGCAGGCCATCCTGGCGCAGCTGGTGAAGGACAATGGCGCCGTGTGTGCCGCCGGCGCGTCGGTCGACGCCTCGAGCGTGCAATCGCTGGTGAACACGTCGGTGCCGGCCGCCATCCAGGTAGTGGGCCTGCTGCCGCTCGACCCGGCTGCGCGCAGCGGCGTGCAGATCGGGCTGATGGCGTTCCAGGTGGCCCTGGCTGCCGCGCTCGCGCAGTACGCTGCGCCGGCGGAGAGTTCGACCCCGGTGCCGGCCAGTGCTCCGGCCGTGGCCGGCGGGGCGACGTCGTGAGCCAGTTCCTGACCAGGCTGGTCATGGAGAACGCCACGGGCCAGGACGATGGCCTGTGGCGGCTGGTCGAGCCACTGGTCTACCAGTCGGACGTGGCCGGGCAGACCTTCGTGGTGCCGCCCGGGTTCGAAACCGACCTGGCATCGGTGCCGCGGCTGCCGGTGGTCTTCCTGCTGGCCGGCGGGACGTCCAACGAAGCGGCCGTGGTGCACGACTTCCTGTACACCAGGCACACGGTGTCGCGCGCCGTGGCAGATGCCGTGCTGCGTGAGGCCTCGTCCGTCACTGGTGTGCCGGCCTGGCGGCGGTGGCTGATATACTGGGGCGTGCGGCTGGGCGGTGGGTCGCACTGGCGGCCGGACCAGGCGCGGGCCTAGGGCTCAGGACGCATCTTCCGGTACGGTAGCACGCGCCGCGCCTTTTCCAGCACGCGCCGGTGCTTGTCCTGGGCCTCTTCCCAGGTGGGCGAGCAGAGAATCCTCAGGTCGGTGCCTTGCTGAATGCAGGTCCAGAACTGTGGTGGCCCGGGCTGCATGGGCGACGGATGCATACCGTGACGCGATGAGGTGCCGGAGCCGAAATCGTCGAGGGCGACGCCGCATCCCCGTTGCCGCACCTGGTCGATGAAGGCGGTGGCATCGGCCAGGTTGGTAATGGCGGCGGTCTCGGTGATCTCGAAGCAGAGGCGCCGGCTGATCTGCGGGCCGGCACTGTCGAGCAGTTCCAGGGCCTCGCGGTGGAAGGCGCGGTCGCCGATCGACTGCCCGGAGAGGTTCACGTGGAGAATGCTGCGCGGCGCTGCGTGCGCGAACGTCGCGAGTGCTTCGATGGCGAGCCGCAGCACGCGGCGGTCGATGCGGCAGGCGATCTGGAAGCGCTCGGCCGCCGGCAGGAAGGCGCCCGGCAGCACGATGGCGCCGTCGCGTTCGATCAACCTGACCAGGACTTCGATCTGCGTTGTCCTGGCATGGGCCTGCAGGTCGTCGTCGATCGGGACGATGCGCTGTCCGTAAAGCACCAGCCGGCGGTCGTCCAGTGCGTGTTCGAGCCGCGCCGCCCATTGCATGTCGCCGCGGCGAGCGTGCAGCGCTTTGTCCGAATCGAGCCAGACGTGGACCCGGTTGCGCCCGGCTTCCTTGGCGGCATAGCAGCTGGCATCCGCGGCCTGCAGGACGGTGGCCAGGTCGTACGAATCGCGATCGATCGGCACCAGCCCTATGCTGGCGCCGATACGAAAGCGCCGTTCCTCGTGCAGGAAGCGGAAAGTGTCCATGCTGGCGCAGAGGCGATCCGCCATTTCCCGCGCATGGGCCAGCGGGCAGTTCTCCAGCAGGATGCCGAATTCGTCGCCGCCCAGCCTGGCGACCGTGTCGCCGGGCCGGGCCTGCGCCTGGAAGATGCGGCCTACCTGCTGCAGCAATTGGTCGCCGACGCGATGGCCGCAGGCATCGTTGACCAGCTTGAACTGATCCAGGTCGATGTACAGCAGGGCATGCTCGCTGCGGTCCCTGGATGCCCTGTCGATCCGTTGCTGGACGGTCGACTCGAACTCGCTGCGATTCAGCAGCCCGGTCAGCGGGTCGTGCGTGGCTCGGTAGGCAATCTCTTCGCTCAGCCGGCGTTGTTCGGCCACGTCGCGGAATACCAGGACGTTGCCGATCGCCTCGCCGGCCTGGTTGCGAACGGGAGCCTCGGAATGCTCGACGCCGCGCTCCACGCCATGGCGCGCTATCAGGACGCTCTGGCGGGGAGGGTCGCCGCGCGCGCGCTCGCGCCAGCTTGGCGACGCCATCTCCTGAGCGCTTGCCAGGCTGGGGGCGGGCGCGATGTGGAAGACGTCGGCCAGGCGCAGCCCGACGGCTTCCGCCAGCCGCCAGCCGGTGATGCGTTCGGCGACCGGATTCAGCCACGTGACCCGTTCTGCATTGTCCGTGGTGATCACGGCGTCTCCGACGGCATCCAGCGCGACACGCAGCAGCACATGCTGCCGCGCCAGTTCGTCGTACAGGCGATGCCATTCCCGATGCCATGCGTCGCGCGGCGAGGAGCGGGCAGGCGCATCGGGTCGAGAGTTCTTCATTGGCATGGGGCGGGCGGCGGCCGCCCGCCGCCCGCCCGCGCGAAGACGTCAGTCGAACAGTCGGTTCAGTCTGCGACGCGTCGGCCATTTGCCGAATGCCACGACAAAGAGGCAGAGCATCGGGCCGAAGAAAGGAATGATCAGGAAGGAATAGAGCCAGATCCTCATATGTGCCCGGCGCATGATCCTGTAGACGGGATAGGAGAACGCAAGGAACAGGCCGAGCAGAAAGCAAGCGATTGCCAACATGGTCGCTCCGGTTTTACATGACAGTGGCAGGCGCCGGCTCGCGGCACCAGTTCGCAAGCAGTTCGCCGAAGCTGCTGAGCTGGCTATCCGATGACATCCCGACAGGCCCGGCCAGGGGCGGGCACAGTACCCAGCGTGTCTGCGCATCCTGGTAGACGATCAGCTTGACCGTCAGGTCGGCGGGCTGCAGCACCTCGACCGCTGGCCTGAGCGGTGCCAGCCCGAAGGCATCGATGTACTGGCTCGAATAGGTCTTGTTGATGCAGACGACGACGCGCGGTGCCCAGTTCCTGGTGATGGCCTTGAGAAAGGCGAAGCGACCGCCGAAATGGCAGACGTCGATGAACTGCGCCTTGCGCACCAGCAAGGGATCGTGGCCATAGGCGTCGCGCCAGGAGATATCCATGCGCGGTCGCAGCGGCAACGGATACAGATTGATCTTGAACTCGTTCCCTTCCGGGCGATACAGCGAAGCCCGGAAGTAGTCCTCCCATTCCCGCGGCCCGGCATGCCGTCCCTGCAGCGCGCTGACGCAGGCAGTCATGACCTTTGCGATGCGCTGATGCCCGAGCCATTTCCCCATCTGCGCGCCATGGCTTTTCCTGAAACTGTCATTCCAGGACGGGGGAGCGAATGCCGGCTCGAGGGGCCGCTGCAGGCCGGGCATGGCAGGATGCGGGGCCACGTCGCAAAACCAGATCTTGCTGCGTGGATTGCCACCCTCCATTCCCACATAGGAGGCGAAGTATTTCTCGAGATCCTGTCCCCCGGTTTGCGTCGTGCCCATCATGATGTGACCCTGCATCGATGTAATTGTTGACTCCATTTGCCTTCGAAAGAACCTGGCCAGTGCGCGCCGCGCTTGCCATGGCGCCCAACCCGCCGGCGTACTGGCCGATGGTGGATCGATACGCGCAGCTGAGTGGCCGTGTTGATTGCTTTCCTCCCGATGGCGCAGGCCGGCTGGCGGACCGATGGCGATCCTGGCGGAAGCTTCTGCTGGTGAGCCGGGTCGGTACGCATGTCAGATTGCCGTGAGCGCCTTGCCGGTGACGGCGTCGGCACTGCGGGCAGGGAGGGCCGCGCGGCCACGCGCCGCTAGCCATTTCTACGAGTTTACTTTGTATCATTTTGGTGTTTCGTTTTGATGCTTTTTGGACCCGACCAACGGGGGGATGAATGCGACTCACTATCAACAGTGACTCGCATTTGGAGTAACTTTGAGCGTATTCGGCCGAACTGCGCTGCAAGTCGAGCATTTCTGGCGCGAAGGGCATGGTCGGAAGAGGAATTGCGATCCCCATCTGAGGCCCCGTGCATCGATTTGCGGGTGCGTCAGCTCGTGTCCTGATTCGGGATCGAGAAAAAATGAAACTACCCGTCAGCCGGATTCGTCCAGTCCGGTGCCGCGACGGGCGTCGGCCATCTGTGAGTCCGCCTGTCGCTCAGATGGCTCGACGGCTCGGCGCGGGCCCTGCCGCGCGATGCAGCCGGCTGCGCGGTTCCTGGGCGCTCGCGATGTCTGCAGGGACTTGCGCATCTCCATGGTCAAGGGATGCGTGGTATCGCTGGTGGCGTGTCGCGGCGAGCCGAAGCGAGTTGCCGACGGCGGGGCCCGGCGCTGCGCCAAGCGGGTCGATGTGCCGAGGCAAGGGGGGGGGGCGGCATGCGCCGCTGGCGCACGGATGCGAGCTGTGGTCGGACGGGAATCAGGGGTGTCAATGGATGCAACAGAGTCAACAAGAAGATCAATGAAAAGCCCGCAGGAATTCAGTTCCAGCCAACCGGCTTGCGGCGGAGAAGCCATGGTGAAGATCAACAAGCTGTTGAGGGCGGTGTATGACCTGACGGCACAGGAGGCGAAAGACAAGCTGGCCATCATCGCCGCCAGTGTCGACGGCCTTGCCCATTGCGTGAGCGCCGGCGCGGTTCATCCGCGCGATGGCACGAGTCATGCCATTCAATGGTGCGTGAGTGCGCTGGAAACCTGGCGGGATATGGTGGGCGCCGACTACCTCACGCTTGCACAGGTTCCCGCGCAAACGTTCATGCAAGGCCTTGCGGAAGAAATTGCCAGGTTCCTCTCCATGGAGGTCCGGTTGCGCTCCAGCCTGGAGTCCGGCGATGCGGCGATTGCCATCAACGGGCAGCGATTCCGCCTGGTCATGATCCATCTGTCCTGGCTGCTCCGGCGTTGGCTCCCATGCTCGGAAATCGTGATGCACATCTCCGACGCCGAATCCCCGCCGACGCCGGGGCACCTGTGCGCCGGCACGGGCAGCCGGCGCTCGCTGGAGATCGAGGTCTTCGCGCGCTCCAATGCCATCATCGCCTGGCATCTGGTGCCGGAGCGGCTGAGACACCTGGCCGGATCGCGGGCCTACGCGAACAGGCTGGACGTGGGCCTCAGGGAGGTCGGTGATGCCATCGCCGGGTGCGGAGGAATTGTCCAGCTGAGAGGCGCGGAGAACGGGGCATTCCGCATGTCGATCCTGCTGCCGGCGATGGAGTAG